ATCGGTGGTTCTCTTATTGGTGGGAGTGTGGTTCGGGTACTTTATTGCGAGCCGGTCTGTTCGTACCAATGCCATTCAGCAAGAGTGTGCCCACTATGATTCCAAGACGGGCGAGTTCAAGTGGGGCGTAGCGCAATGACCCGCGATGACATGATTCGTTCGTTTGCACACTGTCTTGACCGTTTCGCTGCCGAAGTTGCCGCAGCCGAGCGTGAGGCGTGTGCGAAGGTGTGTGAGGAGAAAGCCGACCGTTATTCAGAACGAGCCGCGCAACCGGAAAAAGTGCGAGACATTAACTTAGATGTGGCAAAAATTGCCGTGCAAACTTGTGGACATCTTGCCGCCGTTATCCGCAAGCGAGGCGAAGATGCGCCGCAAACAGACGAGAAACTCTTGTAGCAACGATACGCCGTGGGATTAAACAGTACGATCAGAAGATGGCAAATGAGGATAAAACATGACAGAAATTGAACCTGATGATGCAGGGTGCAGGGCGTTGTGGTCAGCCGTGGTGTACCAAGCAATACACGATATGGATACATTCAATGAACGAAGAGCCGCAATTAATTGGCTTTATTCTGATCGGTCGGATGTAGGTTCGATGCGGTGGATTTGTGATATGCTTGACTTTGATTACCACAAACTAATGAACTTATGTATGACCCGAGAAGGTCGGTCGAAGATACTCAAGAAAGAAACAGTAACATTGCGTTCCAAATCAAAGGCGCAATAAAGTGCCTTACAAAGATCCAAAGGTACGCAAGGCCAAGCACCAAGAGTACTCAAAGAGGTGGTACGAAAAGAACAAACAGTTGATACTCAGCCGAGGAAAGAAACGAAAACGTGAGTATCGAAAGAAGTGGTTTGAATACAAGTCAAGTAAGGCGTGTACTAAATGTGGGATATCCCACCCTGCCTTGCTCGATTTCCACCACGTTATACGATTTGAGAAGAAATCAATTCCACAACTAATTAACAGACGGCAGTATTCGATGGCAATTCGTGAGGCAGAGGAGAAATGTATCCCGCTCTGCGCTAACTGCCACCGCATGTTGCACTGGAAAGAAAACAAGAGGAGATGGAGATGACTAATTTACGAAAAGCCGCAGTAGATGCGTTAGAATTACTTGAACACCTGTGCAAGCAGGTCGATCCCGAAGCACTTGGTTGGGAAGATGTTGGCAAGGTGCAAGCCCTACGACAAGCACTGAGTAAACCCGACGAGGGTACTTGGCAATTCAAGATCATTGGCTTTCGCAACGTGACGCTACCGAATGGGAAGGATGAACTGCAATTCAGCATCGCTGATGCAGATGCTCCGAAAGGGTGGTCGTGATGACTCCTTCAGACTGGCAACGAGAGGACATATTAGACGTCCTGTCGTGGTGTGACGGCGCGGCAGATGACCTAGACACCATTACCACAGAGTTAGAGTTCATCGTTGTGAGTCACCTACTGAAGCGATGCGCGGAAGAGATTAAACACTTGCGAAAAGAAGTAGAGGTATTGAAACGTGGCAAAAATCGTAAAAACCCGTACGTGCGCCGAGTGCAAAAGAATGTTCGCTAATCCTGAATCAATACGCGCACATAAGTTTAAGTTTGGTGGGTGCAGATCGGAAGAAGGGTTACTAGCCAATGGCTACACGATGACGAGTAAGGGTTGGAAGCAAAATAAAAAGGAAGGGCAAGATGGCGTTCGTTACGCTGGACTTTGAAACTTATTACGATAGGGAGTATTCCCTGTCGAAGATCACAACTGAAGAGTACGTGAGGGATAACCGTTTTGAAGTTATTGGTGTTGGCATCAAGATTGATGATGCAGAACCTTATTGGATAACTGACAACATCCAAGAAGAACTTAATAAGATTGACTGGGCTAACTCAGCCGTGCTGTGCCACAACACGGTATTCGACGGAGCGATACTGAGTTGGCGCTATGGCGTTAAGCCGAAGGCTTGGCTAGATACCCTGTGCATGGCGAGGGCAATTCATGGGGTGGATGCAGGGGGCAGTCTTAAAGCCCTTGCTGAACGATATCAACTTGGCGAAAAAGGAACAGAGGTAGTCAATGCGTTGGGTAAGAGACAAAAAGATTTTAAAAAGGAAGATTTGGAAAAATATGGAAGTTATTGTATTAATGACGTTAACCTTACTCATGCTCTTTTCAGCCGCCTTGTTAATAATTTCCCAAAGTCTGAATTGAAGGTCATTGATTTAACGCTACGCATGTTTATTGAGCCGACGCTGGAATTGAATCTCGCGTTGCTTGAAGATCATTTGCAGACCGTCAAGGACAAGAAAGCCGCGCTACTCGCCGCTGCTATGGCAGACCGTGAGAGTCTGATGAGCAACGATAAGTTTGCGGAGTTGCTCATACAACTTGGGGTAGACCCACCGAAGAAGGTCAGCGCCCGTACCGGCAAGGATGCGTGGGCATTTGCCAAGACCGACGAAGAGTTCAAGGCGTTGCTTGAGCATTCAAATCCGAAGGTACAGATATTGGTGGGCGCTAGGTTAGGGACTAAGACCACACTTGAAGAAACACGTACACAGAGGTTTATAGATATTGCTTTGCGTGGGGCTTTGCCGGTACCGATTAAGTATTATGCCGCACACACCGGAAGGTGGGGTGGGGATGACAAGATCAATCTACAGAACCTTCCATCGCGTGGGGCCAATGCCGGTAAGTTGAAGGCATCAATCCATGCGCCCGAAGGTTATGTGATGATCGACTGTGACTCGTCGCAGATCGAAGCGCGCACGGTTGCGTGGCTCTCGGGGCAAATGGATTTGGTTGAGGCGTTTGAAAAGGGCGAGGACGTCTACAAGATCATGGCTTCTGCCATATATCTCAAACCAGTTAACGAAGTTACTAAAGAAGAAAGATTTGTAGGTAAAACCACAATTCTAGGTGCTGGTTACGGCATGGGTGCGCTTAAGTTCCAAACACAGTTAAAGACGTTTGGTGTTGATACCCCGCTGGAAGAATGCAAACGCATCATTGATGTGTACCGTAAGACTTACCCCGCTATTCCCGAACTGTGGAAGCAGGGGCAACGATGCGTTGAGTCGATCATAACCAAGAAGGCCGCAAAATTTGGTGTGGTCGATGCCGTCAAGTTTGACCCCCGTGAGTATGGATTCCTACTGCCAAGTGGCTTGTGGCAACGGTATGAGGGGCTGACCAAGAGCGAAGATAGCGAGGGCAAGGCGCAGTATGAATACTCTACCCGCCGTGGAAAGGTAAAGATATACGGTGGAAAAGTAGTTGAAAACATATGCCAAGCCGTAGCAAGATGTGTCATTGCTGAACAAATGGTACGGATATCAAAGAGATATCGTATAGTTTTAACAGTACATGACGCTATCGCATGTATCGCACCCGAGGCAGAAGCCGACGAGGCACAGAAGTATGTTGAGGAGTGCATGCGATGGCGACCCGCATGGGCGCAAACCCTTCCGCTGAACTGCGAATCCGGTATGGGTAAGAGTTACGGAGATTGCTGATGACCGAGGTTAGTTACACATGGTCGTATTCGTCGCTAGACCTGTTCAATCAATGTCCACACAAGTATTACCGACTGAAGGTCAAGAAGGACATTAAAGAACCACAGAGTGACCATCTGATCTACGGATTGGAGGTTCACAAGGTAGCAGAAGAATACATCCGTGATGGCGTACCCATCCCCGAGAAGTATAAATATATCGAGCCATCACTAGAAAAACTTAAAGGCTACGAGGGCGAGCATCTATGTGAATACAGGATGGGCTTGACCCGCAACCTAGAGCCATGCGGATTCTTTGACAAGAAAGTTTGGTGGCGTGGCATTGCTGACTTGATTATCCTGCAAGGTGATAAGGCCAAAGTGGTGGACTACAAAACTGGCAAGTCATCCAAGTATGCAGACACAAAGCAGTTGGAGATTCTTTCGCTGGCGGTATTCAAACACTTCCCACAAGTAAAGCATGTCAAGGGTGGCTTGTTATTTGTAGTTGCCAATGAATTTGTAAAAGACGAGTTTAATGTTGAGAAAGGAAGTGTATACTGGGAACGTTGGCTAACTGGAACGGCGCGTCTTGAACAGGCTTTTCAAGTTAACGTATGGAACCCAAGGCCAAACTTTACATGTAGCAAATGGTGTCCTGTTAAGGACTGCACACACAACGGAAAATAGGAGATAAAGATGCCACGTAACTACCGTCGTGAATACGACAACTACCAAGGCAAGCCCGAGCAAATCAAGAACCGCGCAAAGCGCAATGCTGCACGTGCGGCTATGACTAAAGCAGGGCGCGTACACAAGGGTGACGGCAAAGACGTAGACCACAAGCGTCCGTTGAGTAAGGGCGGTTCCGCATCTACGAGCAATCTTCGTGTTAAGAGCGTTCATGCCAACCGTGCATACAAACGTCAGAAAGACCGCAAACCCGCTTAATATGCAGATCATCGACAACAAGGCTCTCTTAATTAAGGTCAGAGAACCCGAGCGCATTACTGCCGTCATCCCTTCCGCTAAGAAACTTAGCGAGCATGAGGTGCTGGTTAAATGGGGTATTGAGGAGGCGCAGACTCTAACGAAATTGCGGCTGAAGGATGTGCCCTCTCCTATCCTGCGTAACTACGATTGGCCGGGACTGCAAAAACCATTCAAGCATCAGTACACCACTGCGTCGTTCTTGACGTTGAACAAACGAGCCTTTTGCTTTAACGAGCAAGGCACGGGTAAAACTGCATCTGCTATATGGGCGGCAGATTACTTAATGAAGCAGGGATTGGTACGCAGAGCGTTAGTGCTATGCCCCTTGTCGATCATGCAGTCGGCTTGGGAGGCAGACCTGTTTAAGTTTGCCGTGCATAGAACTTGTGCTATCGCGCACAGTTACTCTAGGGAAAAGCGACTTCAAGCCGCTGCCAGCGACGTTGACTTTGTGATTTGCAACTTTGATGGTTTAGATATCATCAAAGACGAGGTAATTAAAAACAAGTTTGACCTTATCATCATTGACGAGGCTAACGCATACAAGAACGTATCCACAAAGCGGTGGAAGATTCTAAATATGATCGTGCGTCCGGGTACATGGGTATGGATGATGACGGGTACCCCTGCCGCACAAGCACCGACTGATGCGTATGGTTTGGCGAAGATCATCAACCCCGACAGAACCCCAAAATTTTTTGGTGCGTTTAGGGATATGGTGCTGTTCAAGGTATCCAAGTTCAAATGGGTGCCTCGCCCCCAATCCCAACAGATGGTTCACAACCTTCTGCAACCGGCTATTAGGTTCACAAAAGACGAGTGCCTAGACCTACCGGAAATGACGTATGTCATGCGAGACATACCGCTTACTACCCAACAAACCAAGTACTACGAGGAAATTCGTAAACACATGTTAACCATAGCGGCTGGTGAGGAGATCACCACCGTTAATGCGGCGGCAAGTTTAAATAAACTTCTGCAACTATCATGCGGAGCGGTTTATTCGGACAGCGGCGAAGTCATTGCGTTTGACGCAAAAAACCGCATGAGCGCATTGCTCGAAGTCATTGAGGAAGCCAGCCAAAAGGTCATTATTTTTGTGCCCTTCCGCCACGCGATTGACATTATTCATGAAGAACTAAAGGACAATGGTATTCCATGTGAGGTAATACACGGCGGCATATCGGCCACCAAGCGCACGGATATTTTTAAGAAGTTTCAAACCGAGACTAACCCGCGAGTCCTAGTAATTCAGCCACAAGCAGCGGCACACGGCGTGACTCTTCACGCTGCCAACGTTGTAGTATGGTGGGGTCCAATTACGTCTATTGAGACTTACTTGCAAGCCAATGCACGTGTTCACCGTGCGGGTCAACATCATCCGTGTACGGTTGTCCACCTACAGGGCAGCCCTGTTGAAAAGCGCATCTATAAGATGTTGTCACAGAAATTAGATGTACATACCAAATTAATTGAACTATATCGAAATTTTGTTGAAGAGGTGACTTGACAATGTAAAGTTTTGCCCTTACATTTATAAACCCGCGAGGAGAAAACAATGAGTGCAATGAACGCAGAAAAACTAGCGTCCGTCTACGTAAAGATACGCGAGGCGCGGCGCGAACTGGCTAAGAAAGACGAAGAACTCAAGGCACAACTAGACCTTGTGGCTGAGGAAATTTTGGAGATTTGTAAAGAGCAGGGTGCGAGTACGATTCGCACACCGCATGGCACTATCTCCCGTCGTGTAAACAAGCATTACTGGACAAGTGATTGGGAATCATTCTTTAAGTTCATCAAAGAGAATGAAGCCTTTTCGTTGATGCAACACCGCATCAACAATGCAAACATGGCGCAGTTTCTTGATGAAAATCCGAATTTGCACCCACCGGGATTGCAAGCGGATATGAACCAAACCATTGTAATTGTTAAACGCTAAGGAGCGCAGTATGAGCAATGATCTTGCTATGTTGGATTCAGGGTTACCGGAATATCTAAAAACCCTGCAAGTTGACGATACTACTAAAGCCCTCATGGGCGGTAATACCAACTTGGGAGCCAAGCGTATCTCCATCAAGGGAGGTGTGTGGCGTCTTATGGTAAATGGTAAAGAGGTAGCCAAGAACGAAGATCGGCATATGAATGTCGTGATCGTCGCTGCCGCACCGCATGTCTCGCGTACGTACTATGCTTCACAGTACCAAGAAGGCGGTGAAGTACTTGCACCGGATTGCTGGTCGTCTGATGGCATGGCCCCCGATGCAAAGGCGGTTTCCCCGCAAGCATCGCGTTGTGTTGATTGTCCGCAGAATGTGGCTGGCTCGGGGCAAGGCAATAGCCGTGCATGCCGTTATAGTCAACGTATCGCTGTAGTTCTTGCGAACGACATTAAGGGGGATGTGTTCCAGTTGACGCTTCCATCTACGTCTATCTTTGGTGATGGTGTTGCTGGTAAGTGGCCGCTGCAAGCATATGCAAAGATGTTGGGCAGTAAAGGTATTCCGATTACTGCTGTAACTACTGAAATGCGTTTTGATACTGGCACGGCTACTCCGAAGATTAACTTCAAGCCTGTAGGATTCCTGTCGAGTACCGATCATGAAATCGCATTGACGCAAGGTGCTACGGATTCCGCTAAGCGCGCAATTACGATGACGGTTGCGGAAGCAGATGGTGTTAAGGTCAAGCAATTGCCGAAGGCAGAAGTTGTGCAGGACGTTCCTGTTGTTGAACCTGCCGAAGTTGTAGAGCCTGTTAAACGGTCGGCCAAGAAGAACGAGCAAGCCACCGCCGCTAAACCGGACTTGTCAAAAGTCCTCGCGGAATGGGATGATTGATGACCAGTCGAGGTTACTCGACGTTCTTGGTGCAGGATATCAATGATGCGGTCCCGTTTTGGATTGGCGTTAAGTTAGCCAAGCGGTGCATTGCTTTGAATATCCCAATCAAAGACGTCGCAGAGTACCTAGGAGTTAGTCGTCCTACTGTGTACGCATGGTTCACAGGCAAGCGCGAAGTATCTCGTAGGTACGTCGATAAGGTTGAAGAGCTAATTGAAAAATTAGCTTAGGGTTAGATGGGCTAGGTTAGCTACCGAAGAGGGCGTCGCCGTTCCGCCCCTGCCCATTCTATTGAGCGGCATGAGGACGGCTATGATTTCACGTAAGGATTTCCTTGCCTTAGTACTTCCACCATTGGAAGAAGGCGAGTCCTATTGCACCGTTGGCATTAAGGAAAATGGGGAGAACAAGGATGTTCGCCAACGCTTTGTCGGTAGCATTGATGAAGTTTGTCAACACGCTGACGAGTTCGTGGCTGGAGAGTTCAACGGGTTCTACGCGCTAGCCAAGTACGGTGCGGAAAAGCGTCGCACCATTAACAATGCTGTTGCGCTCAAGTCTTTCTTTATGGACTTGGACTGCGGCACTGGTAAGCCGTTTCCAACTGTTGAAGAAGGACTCGCGGCGCTAAAAGTATTTTGTAAGGCCACTGGACTTCCTCGCCCTACGATTGTTCGGTCGGGTATGGGTGCCCATATCTATTGGACATTGCAAGAACCCCTACTACGCGAGAAGTGGACGCTACATGCGGAGCGACTCAAAGAGTTATGTGTTGAGCATAAGTTCGATGTAGACCCTTCAGTTACGGCAGACGTTGCGCGCATTCTGCGTATCCCCGAGACGATGCACGTCAAAGACCCGACCAATCCGATTCCGGTCGAGGTGCTACATGTGGCGCAAGCATTGTCGCTTGAGGATGTAGAACGAGTACTTGCTCCAAGTTTAGATATCTTGGCGGCAGCAAACAAAGCGACGTTCAAACGCCAACTGGACCCGCTTACGTTGTCTTTGATGGGCAACAATCAGTCGCGATTTAAGGTCATTCTTACCAAGTCGCTTGAAGGTACTGGGTGCGCGCAGATCGCCCATATTTATACCAACCAAGCAGAATTGGAAGAACCAATGTGGAGGGCGGGGCTTAGCATCGCCCAAGTGTGTCTCGACAGGGACAAGGCAATCCACATACTGTCTCAGAAGCACCCCGGCTATTCGGCAGATGCTACCGAGCGCAAAGCAAACGATACGAAGGGTCCGTACACCTGTGACACCTTCAAGAAACTTAATCCCAAAGGATGCGAGGGGTGCCCCCACAAGTTCACTTCACCAATCCAACTTAGTAAGGAAGTTGTCGAAGCAACCGAGGAAGATAACGTCGTAGTTGCAGAGGAAGAAGTTACCAAGGAAGAACGTGAATACGTCATCCCCAAGTTCCCCGCGCCATTCTTCCGTGGGCGTAACGGTGGAATCTACGTACACAATAAGAAGAAGGACGACGAAGAAAGCGACGAACTTGTCTACCCGTATGACTTCTATGTGGTGAAGCGCATGGTTGACCCCGATGTGGGCGAGACCATCCTACTGCGATTCCATACCCCCAAGGATGGTGTCCGTGACTTTATTCTTCCGATGGGCGCAACCGTTGCTAAAGATAAGTTTATAGCTGCTATGGCCGAGCGCGGCATCGCGGTTCTTGGTAAGAAGCAAGACTTGCTCATGTTGTACGTAAACCGTTGGGTAGACGAACTTATGAAGGAGAAGGGAGAGAAGGCATACCGGCAGTTTGGTTGGGTAGAAGGCGAAACGGGAATCATCGTTGGTGACCGTGAGATTCGTGCTACCGAGATCGTATACAGCCCACCGTCTGCACCGACCCTAGGATTTGTCCCGTGGTTCCAAACGAAGGGCGACTTCCATACGTGGAAAGATATTGTTAACTACTACGGTACTCCCGGCATGGAGGCTAGGGCGTTTGCGTTCTTCTTGGGGTTTGGTACGCCGTTGATGCGGTTTACTGCCCTTGATGGGTTCCTAGTTAATTTGGTTAGCCGCGAGTCTGGCACGGGTAAGACCACCATTCTGCATTCCATCAATAGCATCTACGGGCGTCCGAAAGAATTGGCGTTGTCCCCAAAGGATACGTACAACTCGCGCATGAACCGACTTGGCGTGATGCAGAACCTGCTAGTGACTATGGACGAGATCACAAACATGGCGGCAGACCAAATGTCGAACCAAGTTTATGACGTCACATCCGGTCGCGGTAAGAACCGCATGCAGCAGCACAACAACGTGGAGCGTCATAACAATACCAAGTTTCAAACTGGTATGGTGTCATCATCAAACCGGTACGTCAGTGACATACTCTTGTCTATTAAGAGTTTCCCCGATGGTGAGTTCAAACGTATCTTAGAAGTACCTATTTCGCAGGATACTACCCGGGATGCGATATGGTCTCGTACGCACTTTGAGCGACTGATGAATAACTATGGGCATGCTATCAATCCGTATGCTCAAGCAATCATTGGGCAACTCCCGGTAGTTAAAGAAACTGTAGATAAAATCCGTGATCGTGTAGACATTGCCGCTGATATACGCCCTTCCGAGCGTTATTGGAGTTTGATTATGGCGCTGTCAATTGCAGGGGGTACGATTGCCAAGAAACTTGGACTGCACGACATTCCAATCCAGCCGGTGTTTGAGTTTGGTGTTAAGGCCATTAGGGAAGCCCGTGAAAAGGCAAGAACCTACGTGTTCGACAGTGACGAGTTCTTGGGTGTGTTCCTGCAAAGGCACTACCACGAGATTCTTATTATCAATGGTAAAACCGATAAGCGTACTGGGCTTGAGGTCGGTCCGATCAAGGAACCGAGAGGGCAACTCAGCATACGGTATGAACCTGACACGAAGATGCTGTATGTATCGTCCAACGCATATCGAACCGAATGTGCAAAGTGCGCGCTTAACTACGACGAGAGCCTACGACCGTATATTAAGAACAAGGCGCTAATTGTGCATCCCGGCAATCAGCACACGAAGCGCAAAAGGATGTTTGTCGGTACCGCTGCCAGCAACACGGCGGCTACGATGTGCCTGTGGTTTGATACTACGAAGTTAGACTTCTTCGACGAAGCGGCGTTAACCAGCAAGGACGGTGATGAAGATTCAGAACCTACCGATAGTAATACGGTGGGATAAGTTTTCTGTTGGCTCGTCTTTCTTCATTCCCTGCATTGATAGGGAAGGGATGGAACGTTGGGTTAAACAGGAAGCACGTAGGTTAAGACTAAAAGTCTTATGTAAACAAGTTGTGGAGAATGGAATGTATGGGTTGCGGGTTTGGCGTGCCGACCCTACAATTCCCTCGCACTCTGTTTCTCCTTAGAGAGACCTTAGCCCCCGCTTCGGCGGGGGCATTTTTTAATCCTCTTCCTCGTCCTCGTTATAAACTTCCGAGTAAATCTTAGGAGCAAGTCTGCGGTTAACGGTCACGCCGTTCACAGACTCCAGCATCTTGCGTTGGTGACGCACCATAGCCCCACGGATTGAATCACCGGTAATTGGGAAGGTCGGCACCTTTTCATTAAACCGCTTGGCTTCTTTGATGAGGTCTTGGAACTCGTTCTCGTCCCCCATCGTCTTGGCCATAGCCATACGAGCAATAATTGCGTTGCGTCTATCAACTAGTTTCTTTTCTAACCCCTTTGCCGCACCAGCCGACTCACGCGCTTCAGCAATGTCATCCGGGGCAAATCCAACCGCTTGCATAAATTTATTGTATGCACTGACATTCTTTACGATGGGCACACCGTCTGCCGTGGTAGCGCCGTCCGTCGCGTAGCGGATACTTTTACTAACATTACCCACAACTCTCGGGGCCATCTTTTCAAACGCCCGCATATAGTTCCCTTCCTGCAAGTCACTAACTGCGCGAGGGACGCCTAATGCATAAGAGTAAGTCGGTCCAAGGAACTGCTCCATGGCGTAAGTAACCGGACCAACATCAGCCATACGCTTGGGGTCATCGCGCCAGAACATACCATCCCAACCAGTGCGGCTGGCGATATCCAAATTGAGCGTGTAGTTAATTGGTCCCTTGTAGTTGAACATACCAACCGAGGACTTCAGCATTTCTTGCAAGTCCTGTGGGTCATCCTTATCGCCAAACATACCGTTCATAAGCGCCGCCAATGTCATCCCACCACCAACAAGCGGTAAGCCTTTCACACCAGCAAACACATACGCACTACCAAAGTACCCAAGTAGTTCTTTGCGGGCAGCAGCCTGCACTTCTGGGGCTTCGTTAGCACTGGCTTCCTTAAACGCTTTGTATAGCAGCCACGTGCGGTTGAGGTTGTACCGCTTAAAAGTCAGAGCGGTCTTGGCAAGCCCGTTACCCATGAGCGGCGGTGCTGCCTTTGGGAACGAAGAACCAAAGGCACTATAAACGTCACGCGCTGCTTGTTTGAATGCAGCGTTCTCAAGGGCTTCGCCACTAAGCGTTTTACTAAGTCTTTGCTTGTTCAATTCGTAAGAAGCCATCAATGTGGTTTCACGGTTGAACATATCGGACTTGGCAAACGCCCAGTTAAGGATGCGCTCGGTTCTAACTCTGAGCGTATCAAGCCCTTCGCCATACTTCTTAAAGTTAGCAATATCCTGAAGTTGGTGCGTTCTAAGCACGCCTTCTTTCAACGCACGATCAACAACCCGCTTTGTCTCGGGGGATAAGTTGCCAGTAACATATTGCCGACCGGCTTCTATAAGTTTTGCCCCGGCTTTTCCAAACCCATGCGCGCCGCCCAACTTGCTGAGGGCAACCATTGGGATATCAATCAAGTTAATAGCAGCAGTGGACAAATTTCCACCAAGATACGTTAGGTAACTGAAGTACGCTGCCTTACTAGCAATACTGTTAACGTTAGGATTCTGGATGTAGTTCATCTGCTTGGCAACATTACCTACCAAGTCACTAGCAACATCAGAATCAAGCAGTTTCTTTTCTACCGCTGACTTCATATCGGCAGTAAACTGCTCCGCGCTTTCATTAATCTTCGGCATGTACTCCAAATTGGTAAGCCGACGTGCATAACTTGGGGCCACGTTTGCATAGCCACGCAGAACATCGTTTACATAACCAGCCGTACCTTCACGCTTACGCGCAAGTTGTAGTACGGAGTTTGTCGGCAAATAGTCCATATACAAGTCAACTACTTGCTCTATAAGTTTGTTCTTAGCGTCAGACGACAAGGATTTGTTTTTGTTTAATGCACCAACTACCCGCCCAAAGAAGCTGGTTGGGGGGATCGTACCCATATCAAACTTGTCGTCTAATGGACGCTCTATGTTCGTAGCTCCATCTTTGCTGGCTTCTTCCATAGCCATATCGCGCTCACGCGCAGATTCAAACCGGCGTGAGTGGTACTCGTTGTTCTTATCCGTATAGGTAAGACGGTAATCACCCGTGCGGAACAACGGCAAGTAGACCTGCAAACGCTTTGCGTTGAGTTCGCTTTGGAACTTCTGCCATTCGCTCGGAGTCATGTACTGCTTAAGTTGCTCTTCAACTCCACGGGCGTAATCCAAGTACGCCAAGCGAAGATCTTGGTACATCTTCTTGACATCGGACGGAAGCGACTTGAACTCGTTATACAACGAGTTTGATTTATTGGATTTCCAATCAATATTTCGATTGCTGTCCTTGAGGTCTAGCACTTCTACTTGCTTGGCGGTTGTATCCAATAGGATACGGTTGATACGGTCTCGCTCGCCTTGACTGAAGCGGGACATAATTTTTTCCCACCCCTGCAAGTTATCCGTAATCGCTTTCTGATGCGATTCAAATGCGGCACCTTCTTTGTTGAGGTCAGTCCACATGTTATCCAACGCATCAGTAATCTTTACGCGCTGTACTTTACCGTTTACTTCGACTGGAACTTCGCGGTACATCTCTGCAAGTTGGTGCAAGTTCAACGAACTAAACAGCCCACGGCGGGTAGCACCGGGTACGTTAGACGCGGCGTTCCTAGCTCCTTCAATCGTTTGCTTGGTTGCTTTGGGCAGTCGAGACGGAATCGTACCTACGTTCTGTATAAAGTCGCGGTCCCCTTTTTGCTGTTCGGCAGGGGTGCGTTGGTAACGAACTTTTAAATTGAACGGATCATATGGGACGTTCTTGAGTTCGGTTACTCGGCGGTGGGCTTGGTTAAGAATTTGGGCAATGTCATTATCGGAATACTGCCCAACAAGCCCCATCTTTCTGAGGAAGTTACGGACATAAGCAACTGCGCGGTTATAAGCATCTCGCAACCACGGCTCTTTACTTACCCTTGCTTCAGACCGTTCAGCAAGAATTTCTTCAACAGCAGTAGGCGCATCAAGCCCATGCTTTTCCATTCGCTGCTTAGCAGCCTCCCGCATCTTGCCGTTACCATCGTAGATGCGTTGCATCAGGTCATTTAGACCGCCCCTAAATTCCTGTTGAAGTCCATAGTGTCCAAGGCTTTCATGAAATACGGTGCCACGAATACCGGCCTCGTCCTTGGCACGGTCAGATATGACGTACGTAGTACCGTCTTTGTAGAAGCCGGGGGAGTCTTCGGGAAGTTGCGCCCGCAGTTGCTCTGGTATTACAGGATCATTGGCATCACGCGCTACAACAACTTTGGGAGGATTAGTCCATCCCTTGGTAGCGTCATTTGCAATTGCCTCAACTTGTTCATGGGGCACTGCGCCGCGTTCGCCAACTTCAGCACGCTGCAACTTCATCCCAATTTTGCCCATACGCTTGGGCGCAGCGGTTTCTTCTGTACCTTCAAGCAATGCTCGGGCACGCTCAAGATTAGGAACAGACTTCTTTAGTTCATCGTTAATTTGTCTATAAACACGTTCGCTAATTTGATCTTCAGCATACGCATCAATAGCACGAGTTCTAAGGTTGTTGGCTTCATTTTGAGGTTTTTGCTCTTGCTTACGAGCATATATCTCTCGGAACAGTTGCATGTTCTGTTCCTTATTGGCTTGGAGTTGCTCGGGCGTTAGTTCAACTTTGCCCGGTTCCGTTCCCTCATCAACTCGTTGAGGAGCTTCGCCAGTATCTTCCACTCCTCGTCTTCCAGCTTCAGAAGTTCCGGGTTCACCGGCTCCTCGCTCAGGTACAGACACCTTAGGGCCTCTTCGACCGCTTCTAGGCTCAGTTGTTGGACGAGTATATACACGCTTCTCACCTGCAGGGGTAAGTGACCATTCTTTTGTACTTGGATCGTAAGTTACCGCACCTTCTTTCTTAAGCGCAGTAATCTCACGCGATGCTTGCCCATACTTCCACCCAAGCACATCAGCAAGGTCTTTAATGTTTCGCTTTTCAGTAATGTCAAATGCACGCAGTAATTGATCGCGTGGGGTTAGGCGTTCAATTGGTACGCCGGGGAAATCAAACCCCAACTGACGTTGATCTTCTGAAAGTTGCGAGGCAATACCAGCACGCTCTTCCGGTGTGCGGTAGTTGAAGTCCAATGCTTCTTGCCCCGGAGCCGTTTCAGTCTCGGGGCGTTGGAATACAAACTGATCGGGTTTGAGATTGCCCTTGCGGTCTAACCGTAAATTGAGAAGTTTGGCCGCTTGTTTAAATCCAGAAGTGCCGGGAGAAAAGTCCTTTAATGCTTCCTCTGCCGGAACATACATCTGGGGTTCGGCAACACCAACTTCACGCTGTGGTTGTCCTTCAAAATCAAACCCCATTTGTTCTTCGCCAAGCGGAAGTTCTCCCTGCACGGTCATGTCTTTGCGTGGCGCAGGTGGCTCGGGTGGTGCGGCTTCTTCTGGAAATTCCGTTTCCCACGCAGTCTTGGGGCGCTCCGCTTGTGGCGTAGCCTCACGCAATTCTCTCATGCGTGCTTCAAGTGCTGCTCTACGGTCTACAGGAACTTCTTCTTGTACTGCTTTGGGTTCTGCCGGTTGGTAAGTCAGCAGTAACTGCTGAAGTTTTTCATCTTCAGTTTTTTCTGGGGGAGCGGTTTCTCTACCTTCTTCGCCCGGTGCAGGAATAGGTTCTTGTCCAGTCAGCCTGCGACCCACGTTCATAGCGCGACGGCCAAGAGCGGTAGGTTTATTCAGCAATGCACCAAGCGCAGCGGATTCAGCGGCACTCTTCAGATCAAGCGGTGTGCCTTCTGGAGCAAGCATCTCCTGCTGTGCAATATCACTGATGCCACCAGCAACGGCGTTTACACCAGCAATCTTCAACCCTTCTCGGGTACCAAGTTGACTAAGACTTGGGCGGAACGATGCCAACTGCCCAGCAACTTGACCGGTCTTGGCAGCAATAGGATTAGCAGCACGCTCTCTTGCAAGTTCTTCAGGATCAACACCAAGTGCTTTGGAGAGATCGGGGGCAGATTCAAGAATGGCTTCCTGCGCCTTGCTCGCACCATAGGCCGAGATGCCGCCACCAACAAGCGCACCAACAAAGCTACCAATCGGTCCTCCAACTGCACCAATAGCGGCACCAATCTCAGCACCGGGAGCAGCAGCAAGACCGGGAACTACACCTAGCCCCGCTTCTTTGGCAAACGTCTTGAGAGGACTTGCTTCTTCCTCTTTTGGTTGAGGCGTGCCATGAACTTGACGAATGTAATCCGCTAGTTGCTTGGCCGACTCTTTGTCCCCTGCTGCATCTGCTTTAATCAGTGCTCGGTAGACATCGTTAATATCGGGCATCGCAACCTCAACGGTACTTATTCGTTAGTGCAAGGATGTTATCAGGTATGGCTCCAAGCTGCGGACCAGAAGTTATTGCGCCTCCGCCAAGCGACCCGCCAAGTCTACCTCTAATTTGCCCAAGCAAACCGCGAAGCTGTGTTTTATCCGTTTCGTTTGTAAACGGGTCTTTAAGTTCGGTCAATATACCAGTTTGAAGTTGTGCCAAAGCTCTAAGATCCCCAGACCTAGCAGCAGCTTCCGCCTGTTCTGCATAGCGTTGCGCCATAAGTTCTTGGCTTCTAGCAGCAATATTAGCTCGGTTGGTTTGCCCTTTTTCAGCAATCCGAAGCTTGGTGATATCACTTCTAGCTTGTGCAATAGCACGCTGGTTGGCTTTGACTTCTTGCATGGCCGCACGGATATCGTCGGTATCTTCTCGACGCTGGGCATCCGCAAGTTTAAATTTAGCTTCCGCAAGTTTTTCTTGCCGTAATTGCGCTTGCTGAGCAATACGCCCTTGTTCGTTGGCGTAAGTAGAGCCACCCAATGCAGCGGCACCAAGGAATCCAGTACGGTCACGACCACGGCGACCCGCAGCTTCAGCCATAGCAAACCCAGCCTTAGCAATAGCCAAGTTGCGCGCTTGTTTATCTTGCGCTTCACCGCTTGCTTCTAGGCGGTCCAAATATGCCCTGTACTCTTTGGCTGCAGCATTATCCCCACGAGCCTTTCTAACTTCTTCCAAATACTGGCCGATAGTGCCTTCTTTTGGAATATCATTTTCCAAGTCTTTATATAGCGAGTCAGACTCGCCCTTACTTTTACCTTTATCCTTTTCCTTGCCTTTATCTTTCGTAGAAGTGTCGTACGAAGTACCACCTTGGTCTGAACCCATACGGGCATGGGTAACCATATCATCAAATGTGGTGGTGGGGGGCAGTTGATTTGCAATAGCCGAGGGTTTTGCCGCAGCAGGTGCAGCCTGTTTCGTTTTAGCGGGCGGATTAGAACTAGAATAAAAACGGGTGCCCGCAATACCGCCAGTTACTTCACCCTTACGCACATTCCCCTTTTCGTCATACATATATGACGGGAACTTACGCTCATTTGAGAACCGTACAGCCGGAGGCCCTTCAATACCCTCACGGAAAGCTTCGGCGTATTTTGCAAAAATATCAGACGGGCTTGCACTAAAACGCCCAACAAGTTCTTTTCGTGCCGCGTGCATAACTTCTGGATTGGGATCATTAGTAAGTTGATCCAACTCTTCCATGGTCATCTTAGAAAAATCAATTCCAGAAATTCCACCGCCCGCAAAGGCAACAATGCCCCCACCGGCTTTGCCGCTACTTCCGCCACCACCGCCTTCGCCGCCGCTTCCGCCGCGATAGCCATCACCACCACCATTGCCGATCACGCGCCCCAAGTAACCGCCTAAGTAACCGCCGACCGGAATACCAATAGGGCCGCCGAGCAATCCACCGAGACCTGCACCAATTGCAGCGGGATCTTTCATCACATTTTGTAGTGCGTAGTTACGCAGAAGGTCTTCTTGCTGAGTACGCCCAATGGCTTTGTCATCCATATACGGGTCGTATCCCAACTTGTCCATATTCAACAATCTGAATTTTTCGGCCTCAGTCTGTTCTTTTGGGTCCCGAGGCTTAGACGGGTCTACCGGCCTAGGAGCAGTAATAAACCCACCATCATCAAACGCAACAATGCCCCCACCAGCAAACTTGGCTTGCTCCATCACGGGTGCAGGCAGCGAGCCAACACCACGATCAATAACATCTTGCGCTTGTGACAACTGACCGAGTTGGTCTTTGAGCGTCGGCGGAGTTTGTGGAGCTTGTACCTTCGGTTGCTTCAGTCGCTGGAACTGATTAAGCATTGAATACAAATCAGTCATGGGCGCTACACCTTGCGTAGCCATACCCTTAACGTATGCAATTGCTTGATCGACCGGCATGCCTTTAGACATCGCTTGCTGCAGCGAGGCCATCATTGCGCGACCCGTTTCGCTAACTGGACCGATAGGCATTGTGTTCTCCTAATTACTTACT